GAAGTATTAGTGGAATTACTTTACTTGATGCAGATATAATGGAAAAGTATTTAAAAAGATATAATGAAGTTTTAATGGATAAGAATAATAGGTCTGCTCCAGCAGTAAGAGATAAAGTTGATTTTAAAGGATTTAGTATAGTTGATGAATTAAAAAATGGGTGCAAATAATGGCTAAAGGTAAATGTAAAGCGTTTAGTGATACAGTTAGTATAATAGAAGCTAAACAAAGAAGGTCTGAAGATTTTTATACTGGACATCCATCACAGCAATTAAAGGTGGATACAGAAGATAGAACTATGCTTGAAAAGGTAGTGAAATGGTTGCATAATAAATTTCAGAATAAACCTAATGCTGTTAAAGAGAAACATATAAATCAAGCTATTGAATCTTTATATGGAGCTCCTGATTTAAGAAAATCTTTGCAGGTTAAGCTTCAATCTATATTAAAAGCAAATCCAGGTATTGAAGATATGATCCAGAAATATCTTATACAGACAATCCTTCTGATGGGAGATAAAGCTAAAGTTAAAATATTACCAGATAAAAGTATTCAATTATCAAGTCTTCCTGTATCAATTTTAAAAACAACAATTAAACAAGCTGAAGATATTATCGCTTCTGGTTATGGAGAAAACTTAGGTAAGGGAATTATTGGTACACTTGATGTACAGCTTAGTACAGCTAGAAAAGTGACAAAAAGAGATAAAACTGGAGCTTTAAATACAATGCGTCAAGCTGTTAGAGACTTTCCTATGGAACAAGGTAGGATGATTAAGAAGTTTACTAGTGCTGATATTGGTGTAAAAGGTGGTCGTAATTATGGTATGGATGATATATTACAAGCTATATCTCGATTAACTCAGCATGAATCTCTTGGAAATTATTCATTTCCTAATATAGAGAATATTATGTTTCATATGTTTTCTAAGTATATTCAAAGAGATTACGATGGAAATAGAGCATTAGAAATAGATGATGATGGAAATATAACTTTGGCTACAGAATGGGCTCCTGTTGAACATGGAGTAGATGGAAAAGGGAATAAGATAAAAGTAAACGGCTCTACAGTTCAAAGATGGAAAGCTAAAAAAGATGGAACAAGTGATATTAAGTTTGGATATAAAAAAGAAACTTATCAAACTCAAGAAGAGTATTATGGCTCTAGTGGCAATATAATTCCAATGAATGCAGATATGATAAAGGTGTTTAAAGAGCAAGCAGAAAGATTTGAAAAGTTACATCAAGAGGTTTGGGATTTTTTAAGCAAAGAGCAAGAATCTACTCAAGCTGAATTAGTTGATTTGTTAAAAACTTTAGTTCCATCTAATTGGAGCGTTAAAGACATAAAAGATTTATTTTTTGAAAAGAATCCTGCTGAATCCGATAGATGGGGAGAATTAAGCCTTGAACAGCAACAGTTAGTCTATTTTATACATCAAAATGCATCTAGATATCAAATCTTTAAACCTTTTGTTTTCAATGGAACTGATGTTAATTCCAGGCAAAGAGAAGGAAGGCAGATATTATCTCTTCCAATTATTTATAATAAATTTAAATTTCCATTTATGTATGAAAGTGCAATTGAAGATTTCAAATGGCAATTAAAACAAATAAATAAAGTTCTAGATAATCCTGAATTATCACCTAAAGATCGAAGAATAATGCTAAATGAAAGAAAGAACTTGCAATCGAAAATATCAAGAGCAGTATTTATATTAGATAAGATTGATGGTTTAGAAACAGAAGCTTATCCTGTTGATACTCATAATGGTACGCGTGTTGTATTAGGAGCTGATACTAAACACATGGAGCATATATCAAATGCATTTGATGTATTAGAAGGAAGAACTGACAAGGGTGTTTACTATTCTTATTTAAAGCATAACTTTTCTCAGTTACAGCGTGCTAAGCTTGCTATTAAGATGATTCAAGCTTTGCAAAAAGCTAAATCTGATGAAGTTCAAGATGTTATTCTTAATTGGTATAAAGTTGCAATGTATATGCCTGATGCTAAGTCAGGAATAGGGCCTTTTAGTTTTAGTAGTGAAGATGTAGCGGATGGATTAAGTAGGTTAAGAAATTTAGTTCCAGGACTAAAGCCTAAGAAAGTTCATGCTCATCAGATTGATAGGGTTATGAGAAGCATTTTATCTTATTTTTCTGGAAATCTTTTAAAAGGAACTACTACTGCTGTTCAAAATTACACTGCAATAATAGAGAAATTAACTGCAACAGGTATAGATTCTGTTAAAGATGCGTATGATGTTATTGCTAAAGGTGGTAAAGATTTAGAGCAAATAATAGCTTTATCTGGAGTTGTTGATTTTAGAGAGTTCTTTAGTAGAAGTTTAACAAATGATGCACAGACTTTAGGAGTAGAAAATAAAGAGATGCTTGCTTTAGGTGGTGCTATGGCTAAATATTGGTATAAAGTTAAACAATTAAAGAAAAGATATAAAGGCAAGCAATTAAATGATAAAATTGAGGCATTAAGAGAGCAGTTAAGACAAGATTATTCTTATGTATTAGATAGATTACCAAGTGAAGAACGTATAACTGCTAGGATGAAAACTTTACGCGCTGAGCATAGAAATAATATATTAAGAAAATATGTTGATTATGCAATTAATAAAGAATATGAAGCTGCTGAATATTTGCAAGATGAAGCTGGCTATAAGGTTCTTACTAAAGCTAAGCAGTCAATTGCTGGGTTTTATGAATGGTATGCAAAAATGCAAAGAGAGAATGTTCCAACGATGGGAAAAACTGAGGCTGAACTTCGTACCTTAAGTTTTGTTATTGGAGTTAGGAAAGCTATGAAGATGGGGTTAATTCCTCAAAAACCTATTGCTGAATTAACAGGTGATGATTTGAATTGGGCTATCACAATTGGTCGTGATTTCACTGAGATGATGGATTTTGGATTATCTAGGCAGGATTTAGGACAAATAGGGCATAGTAATATAGGTGCATTTGTTACTCAATTTAAAGTATGGTCAATGCAAAAGTTTGCTTCAGATTTAGATAAAGTTATTTATGCAGCTCAATCAGTTGCTGATGATAAGACAAATAACATTAGCTTGAAGACAATAGCTAAATTAGCAGAGCTAACATTAAGATATAAAAAATATCCTACTAAGGCATTAAGGGTATCAAATCCTAGAGTTGCTACTTTTAGAACTTGGATTGCTACACAAGGAATATGGACTGCTATGTGGGATATAGCTCTTTTAGGACCATTAGCTGCTCCTGGAATACGACAATTTGGAAGAATGCTTCCTTTATCTAATCCATTCTTTAGAGCTATTGGGGGATCTACTTCAGATTTAATAAGTTTAGCTTTAGCTCCTATAACTATATCTATATTTCTATCAGCTGGAGAAGGCGAGGATGCAGCAGAGAAGATAACTGATTACTTCTTAAGAAAGACATTCTTAGGATTTGGAGGTAAATGGATATTTGATTGGTTGTTACTTCCAGTCTGGGCAGCACTATCCGAAGATGACCCAGAGGTTCATGAAAGAGTAATTAGGCAGATATACCCTACATTACCACCAGGAGTAAAGGATATTGGACTACCAGGATATGAATTAGTTAGAAAAAGAATGTATATGAAATAAAAAAGATTAAGAAGCCTATGATATTTATAGGTACAAACACTGCTAATACCAGCAATACATTCTTTAAATAAATTCTATAATAACCATTAATACTATTAAGCAACTGGCTTATGTGCATATCTTTTTCTCTTTTTCATTAATAAGCTGATTCTTCTTTCCCACATCTTAGGTTTCCAAGTTCCTCTTGCTTGATTCATATAGTACAATAAAGTTTCATTCATGTTTGAATGCATTGCGAATAATTTGTCTGATGGTAGCTTTTCATAATTAATCATTGAATACCTTCCCTTTTTTTAAATTTTTACTAGAATTCCTTAATTCTTTCATATATGCTATTATTTCGAGGAATTCTTTATACTCGATAATAACATAGGTTTCACCACGATCTTCTCTTACAAGGGCAATATCGCACGATTCTGGAGGTTTTAACCATTTAGCTATTCTTTTTCTACGCTTACATTGTCCATTCAGATTTTCTATTTTAACATCAACATCCTCAGCTTCTCCTAAAGCTTTTCCATTGCTTCCATAAGCTCGTATTGCCTTTAAATTAAACTCTTTTGCTTGGTTAACTACCTCGCGTTCAAAGGTATTTCCTTTTATTTTGCTGGGGGAACTCATATTCCATCTCCTTTATTCTTTTTAAGATTTTTGTATTGAGTTGCTAGCCATTCATCAATATCTTTTGCATCTCTTTTAATTTGTTTTCTTCTTTCAGGGTCTGCTTTTTTAAGATATTCATCAATCTTATCATGCCATAGATACTGTATTAACCTGCTAAATGCATCTAATTGCTTTCTATTCACTCTTACATCAGTCCAATCAAACTGCCTAGATAAATACTCAATTTCGTCATATACATCAATTTCTTTAAAGATAGCTTTAGCACTCCATTCATCAGTTTTCTTGTCGTATTGTACGAATGGTCTTGGTATCCTCACCTTTCGTGACTTGTATTGCAAATGTTTCTTTTCCATAGCTTTGTTTCTTCCATAGAGCTATACTTAGCTCTTCTTCGTTAATTGTTAATGTTCCTATAAATTCGGGATGTTTATTATTAGGCGTAGACTTAGCATTGGGCTTTGCAAATCCTGTTCCTATCTTTTTAAATTTCATTTTCCTCCTCTACCATGCCCCATAAGAGCATTAAATAAACTATTGCATCTTTAATTCTACCTGTGACAGGTTCTCTTTGAGATGTATGTCCTTCAATATGAGAGATTATTCCATCAAAATGTTTCATTAAGAATATCATTAATACTTTTTGTGGTGGAATACCTAAAGATTTTCCTGTTCTTTCAAAATTAGCAAAGACGTTGCTATCCGTTCTGGCGTACTCCTTCTGGCCTGCGTCCCTTGTTTTCTGTATCTCTTGCCAGATTTTCTCTGTTAGCTGTTTCATTTCTTTGTAATTCATTCTTACGTTTCTCCATTTCTTTTTCAGCAAGCTTTTTATCTTCTTCGAACCTCTTTTTAAAATGCCTATCAAATCGCTTGTCTGTCTTTCTAAACTCGATATAACACCTAACATAATAACTTAGCTCTCGTATCTTATTTTCAAGAGCTTTTAGCCTCTTATCAAATATTCCATCTTCTGCTAATAGATAATGATGCTCTCTTAATATGCCTTCTATCTCACGATTAGTAAGTTTTGGTCTTTTCATGGATTTTTTCCCATCCTTCTTTATTTTTGTTGCCATTTTCGCGTTTTGCACAAGCCCTACAGATCCTTATGGGCTCTATCTCCTCTAGCAAGTGTTGTATTGCGGGGTGAGGATATTTTATGTACTTAAATTTACTAATTTTATCACACATATCACAATTAAAAAAATCAGATACTTTTAAAGGACCTTCGTAAATTATGTATTTCATTACCAAAGTTGAGAGGCTTCTCTTGCTTTTTTCTGTTTTATCCACAGCTCTTTATTCATTTTTGACTTGCATTTCTTACACATAGAGCTATAGTATCCTTCTACTTTATAAAACTCTATTACAGGTTTGTTTTTCTTACATTTATTACAATCTTTATTTTTCATTTTTTCCTCTTGCTATAACTTTAGATTTACATCTTTTACAATTTCTTTTAAAATTTCTCATACCCCAGTATTTCCCACAATTACATCTAATCTGTTTTTCTAATTCTAGGTTCATTGTTAACTCCTCCACTCGTCGTGTCGAGCTCTCGCTGCGCTCGCCACTCCTCGTTACGCTTTTTCCAGTATTTCTTTCTTATATATGCTTCTATTTTATTATCATTAGGATTTGACCTTTTTAACTCAGAAGCATCGTAAGTACCTTCTTTATCATTTCTCATAATACGAAAATCTTCTTCTTCCCAAGAACATATATATGCTTTATTCCCTACTGCTGGATGTGTACATATATAAGTTTCTGCTGCAAAGAAGATTAATACGTTGGTTAGTATAAATTCTACCATATTTCCTCCAAAATTTAGGAGGGAGCTAAACAAGAAAAGGCTCCCTCCATCGTTAATCAACCCTCATTAAAGAGACGTCAACCATATTTTATCTTTTTTAGGTTTTATTCTATTAGGATTTCCTCGCATATATTGTTCAATCCACCAACAATTAGGGTTATTCCAGGCGGCATTAATCGCAGCCTTAGCCTCGCGTTGCTGTTGTGATAGATTTCTGTATTCTTTCACAAATATCGCCTGAGGTCTTTCTCCTAGAAATTCCTTAGGATTGAACTCTCCTTTCATTTATTACCATCATGGAGTGAGTTTAAACTCTTTTTTCTCATATGCATTTGACTCCTGTCCAGTTATCTTTACTCCATCAACCCATAGTCTTACATTGAGGACTTCCTTTTCTCTATTGGCTTCGCTTTTTACATGCAATTGCTGTATCTTTCCATCCATTGACTTAATTGGATTTAATGAAATAACTTTATTTGCATTATATGCTATCCTGAAAGAACCCTTAGAAGATGCTAAGTTCATTCCTTCAGCAAAAGCAGTTTTTGTGATTTCACTAACAGCAAAGACAATAAGGTTATTTTTAACTGCAAGCTCCATTAAAGCTTGAGATGATTCTTCGACTTTCATATTGTTATCACGCTGCTTAGACCTTAAAAGACCCATGTGATCCACTACTACAATTTCGGGCTTTTCATCCAACATAAAAAGTCTTTTTTCTAATTCAGCAGGATAACAAGAAGAATAATCCATGGTTAGCCAAGAGAAATCTTGTGTTATTCCATTTCTCATAGCCCTATAATGCTCTGCAAGTTCTTTTTCAGTCCAACCTTTTTGAATCTGAACAAACCTAGACCATATCTGACGAGCTGACATTTCCATTTCTATAAAATATGTTCTTCTTTTAAGTTCATTAACCCAATTTTGAAGTAACATTGTTTTCATAGATTTAGGAGGAGCTTGTAAGATTATAACTTCACCTGGATAAATAGGGAAATTCTGACCATATAAAGCACCAAGATTAATAGCATTATTATCTTTTGTATAGAAATCTAATAATACTTTATCCATAGCATCAGCTTTCATTACAGATTGACTTTTCTTTGTTTTATACAATCTGCATGTTTGTTTACAGTTTAAGTCCATCATCTCAGTATCACATCCATACCTATAACCTTCACCACCTTTACCAGTATAACAGTTTTCAACAATAGAATCCATTTCTTTATTAGTGAAAGGAGAGTTTTCAGTTGTAACTCTTAACCTCCAAGATTCCATAACCTCTCTTACTACTATCTCTGGATATCTCCACCTTAAGTGAGACGCAATTACCAATGCAGTTGCATGCCTTTTACCTTGTGTAGCTCCTTCTAACATAGATTGAATACAGGGCATCTCACTAGGGGATGGAGACCTACCAAAACTAATAATTGAAGGAGTTGATGACTTTTCAACTTTATTAGCTGATAATGTATTAAATACAGGTTCGCATTCTAAATCTAATGGAAGTTCATCTTTATTAACTTTATTAGCTTTTTTCCTAATAATATCAGCTGAATCATGTAATAAAGCTTTAGATATTATGATTTTCCATAGTTTTCCTTTAGAATTTAAAGTATTATTAACTCTTATCAATCTAGTTTTATCTGTTACTGATGGGTCAGCGTACTCGAAAACGCCTTTTGCTTTTAATGCATTCTTTACTTGAATATGTAAGTTCTTTCCAGGCTTCCATAGAAATGCAGTCCTAGGTATACCTAAATGAAATCCATTACCAGAAAAATAAATATTATATGGAACAAATAGGTCATCAAGGAGTATAGTTAATGCAATGGTTTTCTGCCTAGCCATATCTGTATTAGCTCCATCAACATCTAATATAAACTCTTCAGGCATATATATTAATCCATCATAACCAGCAATAGACTTATGCTTTGTAATGTATTCTTTTACATATTCATCATAATCATATAGAGACATATATGTATCTCTAGGTGTGTACCACCATTCAGAGACTCTAGATGATTCTACCATATGACATCTGTCGGAAACGCTAAAAGCCATTTCCTTTATCATACCACCTTCACTCATATCAAATCCTCCATAGCTTTTATCTCCTCTTTTACTTCTTCTGTTCTTTTATGACGAAGATTGTATTCTTTTCCACGCAAACTAGGGTCTTCTTCTTGTAGTTTACGTCTACATCTAGATATCGACTCATAACTAGGTAGTTTTTTATTAGCTAACATTCCTAAAACACTTAAAGCACTTTGCTGTTGAACATTAGGAATTCTTTTATACCACATATTAGCCATTAATTTTTCATCACTATCTCTTAAATGTGGATGTTCTTTTAGTAATCTTTTTACTTCTGGAAGTATCTTAATCATTTTCTTCCTCCTTTGAATATGTCTTTGCCCATACATTATGAGATAATATGTAATTAAAGTCATTTATATCTGGCAAGTTTTCCATACTATAACCTAAATAAGAACCTCCATTATCTAAGAATTCTTGACACACATCTTTTATTTTTCCCATGATCTCTCCTCTATTGACATATCTTCTGCTAATTCAGCATTACTTTTACCTAATACAGCTCTTACAGCTTGTAACCATCCAAAGTTTCTAATATATTCAAAATATGTTTTGCCTGAATCTGGTGTTAAGTTCCCATCTTTTCTCATTTTTACATATTCATTATGGGAAGATGTTATATGTTGTTCTACTCTTAGTAATTCTTTTTCACTCATCATGATTGTTTCCTCCATTTGATTAACGATTGAACGGTCACGGGGACTTGCGTCCCCGCTCCCTTATGGCAGATATTAGAAAGGTATTCCAGTATCGTTCGTAGAATCTGTGGTATTAGTACCAATAGTTTCCATTGAACCATTATTCACAGTTACTCCTGGCGGAGTATACTCATGAAAACGTTTTTCTGCTCTACCTTTCCAATAATTTACATCATCTTCAGTAAACTCTTCTGCAGCATTCTTAAATACTGTTGGAGCTACTGAATTATAAGCCTCTGTATATTCTCCCTTCTTATAAAAGAATACATTAAGCTTTTTACCTGTTAGGCCTTCTACGCTATCATCTAGCTTTAACACTAGATTTGAACTTCCATCTTCCATTACTTCAGTGATACCTGCATTAGCAAATCTAAAGATTGTACCAATAGCAAATTCTTCACCATTTTTACCGATTTTAGCCCAAATCCGTAGAGTAAAGTTTTCTGGATAATCAGCGAATTGTAATTCTAAAAACTTATCGCCATTATATTCACCATACTTTGCTTTACTTATTTCTACTTCATGCCATCCAGCGTCAAAGTTAAACTGACCTCCTCCGCCTGATTTTACAGTTAAGGTTCTCATTATACCATTTCTCCTACATTTGTTTGAGTTTCATTATTAGGAACTACATTAGCTTTAGGTGTATTACCCTTTATTAAAGACTTTAAAGAATAAGTTTTACCTGAGCCAGGACTACCTATTATTAATACCTTGCAACCTTCAAAATTACGCTTTTTAGCAGCATTTATTACCAACTGGTAATCTTGAGGTATTATTGCATCTAATAGTTGAGTTCTATCCTTCGCATGGTCGTATATTTCTGAACGTTCTGTAATCCACTGATATTCTGTACCTGAAGACTTATTTATTGCCTTAGTATAGAAAACAAAATCAAACCATTTAGAAATGTCTTCTTTTGTTGAACCATCTATATAAGGTAATATCTTATTAGCTCCATCGTCCATAGTTTGGATTTTAGAATGCACATTACATACTACAATTTTAGGAATCCTTGTTATTTTCTCTAATAATGTATCAAGAGCATTTTTAAGTTTTCCCCAATCTTGTAATTTCATTGTACCTGTTCTAGGATTTACTAAACTTCTCATATATTTCTTTGAAAGTTCACTAAAAGTGTCAATAATTAATGCATCTACTAACACTCCATCTTTAGGTACTATTGCATGTTGCTCATCAGTAATTTCTATATTACCAACTTTTTTCATTGTTTCTATTCGTTTCTTAGTATATAATTTACCAAGAACAGAATTAAACGAGTCCCAAGTATTTGGAGTCAATACAGGATACCCAAAAAGCTTCTGGATATCCTGGTGACCACCTAAAGTCTGAGAGCCGTGTTCAAGATCAAAATAGATTATTTTCATCCTTGGACTCCTCTAATTAAGGTTTCTGATTTTACTATAATTCACTCGAAGAGCGAACTATAATATACTACGTTTTGTGACTTACATCAAGTTTTATTTTGTGTATGCAGATAATCGCATTATTGGAAAATTAAAACTAAAATTATAGTTAAATGGCTGCTTAGTAGTATATTTCCTAACTGCATTAGCTATGAAACTACCTGCCATATTACTACAATATGATGTAGCTTTTAGATTACATGGTTCTGGGTCACTGCTTTCGTCACTATACCATACCTTTTTATACTCTTTAAGAACATTAGGTCCTTTAATAATATATTGCTGATAGTGTTCAGCACCCATTCTTCCATCAATAACTAGCAATGGTTCTTTCCATTTATGTTTTAGACATTTTAACCATATTATTTCAACAGTTTCAAGCCTAGATTTCATTGAATCAAAGCCTAATATTACTATATCATTACCCCCGTTATATATATATTCATTAAAATATTTATTTAATGTGTCTACTTTTACATTTGGGTTGATATCTTTTAATATTGAGCTTAAAGCTTCTACTTTAGGAATATTAATATGTCTATTATCATATTGAGAAACACCAATATTTACATCTTCAACAACATCCATATCATATAATATAAAGTTTACAGCTCCCATTCTAGCTAATTGTATTGCAGCAGAACTACCAATTGCTCCACATCCACATATATGAAAGTATATATTACTTAAGTCCATATTTAAACCTTCAAAGCGACTTGTTAACATAGCCAATCTCCTTCCATGTCATTGCTCATTTGAACAAATTCACCACTTTTTTGTTTAACTGCAATAAATTGCTCAGGCCATATTGAGTAATACAATTGTTCGCTTGAAGTATGTGGAAGAGGTAAATATCGAAAATTAGCATCTTGCTTATCTAATGTTGCATTCTCTTTATTTACAGCCTTGATATAGTTTTTATGTGTTATATTTCCATCACATAAAGCACTTATCCACTCATTATTCTTTTCAATCATATGGTCATACATTTTATCATTAACATCAAAGTCTAATGGAAGATTATCTATTACTGTTACATCCATATCATCTACAATAGAAGGCGTTCCAGCATTAACATGATTATTAAACATACTTTGTTGCATAGAATAACCATTACGATAATTCCATTTATGTTGCTGAATAACAGGCTTTTCACAATGTTCTTTTACCTCACTCATTATTTTCTTTGGAACTTTAATATCATCATATGCACCATCAATATGTACTTTTACATCTTCATGCATTACAAAAGGTTTCCATATAGATATTCTGAATTTATATTCTTCTTTGAGGTTTACCACTAATGCAAAACTCATATCACCATCAGAATACTCTTCAATTGCATTTATATCTGTATTTGACCAAAATGCACTCATTGTATGATGAGAATGCCACCAACAAAAACGAAATTCATGGTCTTTCCATTTCATTCCAGCTTTTGTATAGTATTTTGCTAGTTCAGCTTTGTCTAAAGAGCAAGTTCCTGCTGTTACTTCTTGCTTAAGGATAACTGGGTCTGTTACGACCCAATTATCTTCTTTATCTTTATAACAAACTGACATTCCACCTATTTCGGCACCAAATTCCTTATAAGCACCTTTAGCATAATTGATTATTTTATCCCAATTAGCTTTACTAATATGTATTTCTGCCATTTTGTTCTCCTTTTTAAAGGTTTAAAGCACCACCTCGTTGTGATGCCCATCTTATTACTCTTTCTTCTGGTGTTAAAGCTTCTTCAGGAACTGAAACAGCCTTTTTAACTATTTTTCTTTCACTATGTGCATATTGAGCTTCTAGCATAATAGCTTCCAAAAGAATTTCTTGCACACTACAACCATCCATATCTTCATGAAAAAACTCACGTTCATCTGAACTACAATCATCCCAAGCATAACCATACATTGTCAACATGTATCTATCTCTTACTTTTTCATAATTGTTTTCTATTTCTGGGTCTGATGATTCAACAATATATTCTATTAAATATTCAACAGGAATATTTCTTAGTTTATATTCAGCCTTTCTATAGAAATATAGAAGATTACTTTTTGTATGGTTTGTATCACCTTTTTCTTTCATATCTTTTATATCTTCACTTAAAGACATTAGACATAATTGATTGTGATATTCTGACGTTAAAATCACAGAATGTGCACCATAATAGTAAATATTATTTGCTACAACATGCATTAATATTTGTTGTTTCATATAATATTTATTATCTTCATCATCATTTATTGACGAGTCATGATATTCAGAGCTATTCCATGACAATGCTCCTTTTACATTAAATTGATCAGGAAGAATAGCTTTCTTACATGCTTGAACATATTGACAATCAAGACAATTATTTTCTAATTGATATCCATATTCATCAGTATAATAATCACCTACTTTAGGATTAATAGATTTATAATTACGAGTATATCCACCTCCTGTATACTCTTCACCATTATCATTCTGAGGATTTAAACTTCCTACTGTTATTTGATGTAAATTATTCAAATATATGTTAGGAAAATTACAATTATTGATTCTATCTTCAACACTTGAATTATCCATAGAAAGATTAAGTACTTTTTGGTCAACTGAATTAGGTAATCCATAAAAACATGTATAAATCTTGTTTAGTGGATTAGTTGATGGAATATCATAATTATTAGCCCAAATATTCATATAATGTAACATTACATCAATATTTAAGTTATTAATTGCTGTTCTCCAAGGACTATCATGGTCTCCCATACAAATACTTTTCCAGAATTCATGGTCTTCTCTAGGATATGCAGCACGTCTACTAATATAAGGATGGTTTAACTTCATATCTGTTTCAAGTTTACCATAAGACATAATATTATATCTACTAGAATTACCTAATATTACTGAATGTGGATCTTCAGCTATACAATGAGAATTAATATGATGCCATAGTTTAAGTTCATGTAATAACAATATATCATCTGTTGGAACTACACCAATGATTTCACCACCATGCTTTACTTTAATATTAACATCTTTTATCCTTCCCAATATTACTATTTTATGTTCCATAGCATTAAGACGACTTGTATCTACATATATTTCAAGTTCTATATTAGGATAAGGATTATTTGCTAAAGAATTTGCAAGTGTTTCTCTCATTTCTTGGACATAGCTATCAACTATGCTAGTATTATCCATCCAAGATAAGCCTTGACGTCTAAATTCAAGCATTTTATTTTCTATTTCAGTTAAAGTTGACCAAAATCTACGAGCTTGCCATTGATTATTGTCAATTCTTCTTTTCATTATTCCTATACCATTATTTTTCATTGAGAATTGAAGACATTTCTTATTATAGACATTTTTTATTGTGTCATAACTTCCTCTTTTCCAGAAGAATTTTTTAGTTGCTCCAATAGGGGCATCATTTTCATCCATATAATAAGCATGATTACTATTAAAATTTTGAATTAATGTTATTAACTCACCTTGAGGTCCTATCAAACATGATTCAGCAACTTCATTTACATTAATATCCCATTCATTAATAGGAATTAAGTTTGTATCATTAGAAGAACCTATTGTATATCTGCCATATAAAGGTATCATATTATCCTCCAGTTTGTAGGGGGAAACTTAATGTCTCCCCCTAGATTATTTGACAATCCTAACAAATACTGATTTACCATTTAAGGTCAGCTAAATCAGTTAAGATATACATTCTACAACCACCATTCTTATTATCTAATGTTGCAGCAACGATATCTCCTTCGCTAAGCTCATGTTCAGAATTAACAGTTACACTATTCACAGACATTTCAGCTGTGTTTGGTAAGTTTAATTCATCTCTTAAAGCACCTACAGTTTTAGAACTTGTTTCACGTTCTGTAAATTGAGCACCATTTAGCACTCTTATTTTGATAGTATCAGCCATCTTTTACCTCGTTTCTTTATTATTGTTTGCATTATAGCACATTACTATAAATTTCTAGGGACCTCAGGCGCTCCTTCCGTCAGCCCCCAAAATGTCAGGATTGTCCTAACATTATAAATCTTTTCTCATACTTAAATAAGAATTAACTCCACTTAAATGATAAGCTTTCTTCCATTGGATAAATAACCATACAATTATACCAAGAATAATTATTATCTTTAATACTATAGTTATAGTTAAATCTATAGCCCATAAAACATCAAATAATTTATCAGTCATTATGATCTCTCCTCGTTTAAGTTAATACTTTTACTCCAATATCTTTTTATTTCCATAGGCACTTCCCAATCAATATTACATTTAGGGCAATAATATGTTTCTGTTTCTACTCCATCACCTCCAGTCCAATGCCAATGTTCTTTTCTATGTTTTTCTTTACATTCACTCATTTAAATCTCCTAAATTTGTGCCTATGTAATAATTAGTAGCTTACTCTAACATCATAATTTATTTGTTATTTATTATGATTTATACATAGGCAGTTTATCGAGCAGATAGCTTGAGGAGGGTTAGTTAAGGTGCTATTATTTGGGATATACTCTGTGTAAGGACACAAGAAGCGTATCTGCTCTAATTGTTTTATGCTTTTTCTAATATACCTTCATATTGTACATATGGCTCAATTTGAGTTTTCTTTTCCTTATTCTTTGACCATGATACGAAGTTGAAAAGTGGCTCAATTTTACCATTATGTGGATTTAGCAATATATATGGTGCTAGTAATTTACGAATCTGAGGGACAAGAGTGTCATGCATACCCATATCTGCCATAGCCATAGCTTCTTGCTCTCTACATTCAATTAATTCTTGAATTATAGTAACAATTCCATACCATTCATTACTTGGTATTATAGTTGCAAGATATTCATTTGGGTCAACCCTCTTAAAATTTCCACCTTCTTCTGGATTTGAGTCATTCTTATCTTCTACTATTGGTTCTTCTTTTTTATCAGTACTTATTATTGTAGATTCTTTTGCATTTGTTAGTTTAATAT